TTGCGCGACGAGGGCTTCATCTCGTGGCCGAAAGGTGCGCAGATTGAGCACGTGCGCGCGTACCGAGAAGCGGACGACCCTCGACGTACACCTCGTGAGCCTTCGGACGTGGAGGCAGTCGAGCCGTTCTGACGAAGCGAGATTAGGGACCGGGGTGGTTGGCAATGGCCGCCCCGGTCTCTTTTCTTTTCCACCCCCTTGCTTTTGGGGATCTGGCGCTGACTGTTTCCAGTGTCGCTCTAGGAGAGCGACATCACAAAGGAAACAGCAACCATGAAACACAATGAGTTTGATGACATTCTCGACGAATGTGAACACTCTGCCGAATACCGACGCTCTTGGATGAAAGGTCTTCCAGCACAGCTGGGGGCACTTGTCCGAGTGGCGTTGGCAGCAAAACAGATGATGCACTGCATCACCTGGCATGAGCGAAACGGTGGTCTACCTGACCACGCACCTCGTCTTCACGAGGCGCGCGAAGTGTTCGACGATACGTCGTTGAAAGTCGCATGCATGGGAAACCATGCGGACCTTGACATGTTTGACGAGTGCATCGACTTGATCGATGATCTCGGGCACGGACCGGAGTGCGCTGTATGTCTGAACCTTTCAGACGTGTGGCTGCTTCGCGACAAATCAACTTGGGAAATGGTTTCGGCCTAACCCAGGTTTCAACCTTGACGTTCCCGGCGCAATGCGCCGGGAACGTTTCGTTACTCGAAGAGTTTCCAGCCGGTCCAGCAGGCGCGGGCGATGATCCGACCGTCGGTGCCGGGTGCCATCCGAGTGGCGAGGTGTTCGCAGTCGTCGATGAGTTCGTCGGGGATTTCGCCGTCAATGAGTTGGGCGAGGGCGTAGATGACTGTGTTGGCCTGGTAGGTCATCGTCCAGTCGATGTCGGGGCAGCGCCGGTCGTGGCGGAAGCAGTGGTCTACCCGGTGGAGGTTGCGGCCGCACCAGTAGCAGGCCAAGCATTCGTAGGCGGGTGGTTTGACGGAGACGTAGCTGGCTTCCATCTCGACGTCGCGGTGGTATTCCTCAAAGCAGAGGTCGGAGCAGAAGGCGTAGATGGCTCCACCTTCGGCTTGCAAGGTGTGTAGTGGTTGTAGCGGGATGGTCTCCAATCTTGTCTCCTTAGGTTGTGTGCGTCTTTGGCCCCTCGGTTGCCAGTTTGCTATTCGCCTGAAAGCGCGGCGCCATAAGGGATTGTGCCGACTTGACGTTTCCTCACACTCACCCCACATGGCGGGTCTTGCCGGGACTCTGGCGGAAATAAGGCCAGGTCCTGGCTACTCCCCGCGGACGGCGTTGGTTAGGGCGTTTTGGAGGGCGGAGAAGAACGCTGCTCCGGCGGCGATCCCGGCAACCTTCCACACCTGAATGTCGATGTAGCCGGTGCCGGCGGCGACGACGACGGAGAGGCCCGCCTGGAGGGCGGTTTTGGAGGCGCGGATGAGAATGTCTCGGACGTTGGTGCTCATACCTGTGGGGGCGACGGCTGACAATTAGGGGTTGCTTTTGCACCTTGCGCCCGGACTGTGTCATACCAAGCCAGCGATGGACAGTCGCTGGTGGCTAACCGATACCAAGGAGGTATTCACATGTCCAAGCAATACACATTCCAGAAAGCGACGAAGCAGCAGATGCGTGCTCGCGTCGCGATCAGTGGCCCGGCTGGTTCGGGTAAGACGACTAACGCTCTGCAGTTTGCGAAAGCGCTTGTCGGTTCCCTCGAAGACGTCGCCGTCATCGACACCGAGCGGGGCAGCGCCTCGCTCTATTCAGACCGGTTCCCTGGCTTTCAGACGGTGGACTTCACTCCGCCGTACGACCCACGGAACTTGTGCGACGCCATCGACGCGGCCGCTGCGGCCGGCTTCAAGGTGCTCGTCATCGATTCGCTTTCGCACTTTTGGTCGGGCGAGGGTGGCGTGCTCGAACAAGTTGACAAGGCGGGCAACAACAAGTTCACGAACGGCTGGGGTCAGATGACCCCGGTGCAGAACCGCATGGTCGAAAAGATTCTCGCCTACCCGGGTCATGTCATCGTGACGTTGCGTTCCAAGACCGCGTACGCGGTTGACTCGTCGGGCGGCAAAGCCATCCCTCGCAAAGTCGGTCAAGCTCCGATTCAGCGCGACGGCCTCGAATACGAGTTCACTCTCGTGCTCGACTTGGACCGCGACCACAGTGTCGGTATCTCTAAGACCCGCTGCGCTGCACTCGAGACGACCGGGTTTGTCAACGGCTCGGACCTGCCAAACCTGATCAGCACGTTCATCGCCTGGCTCGGCGAAGGTGACACTGCGACCGTCCCGGTGAAGACCGCGAAGGTGCGTCTGTTCAACACGTTCATCGAGAAAGGATGGGACCAGAAGGAAGCAAAGGCGCAAGCTGCACACTTGTGGTCGGAGGCGAAGGTCTCTGGCGACAAAGTCAGCCAAGACGACCTCGACGCTCTGCTCGCCAGAGTGCCGACTGCTGTCGTTGATGTCGACGTGTTCACGGTTGCGTCCGAGGAAGTGGCGTCATGAAGCATCGCGAAATCATTCAAACGTGCGAGCGCTGCGGTCGGGGATGGGAGTACCTGACCGACTGCTCGTGGTGGCTTCACTTCGATCGCTGCACAGTTTGCAGGCGCGAAGCCGCCGGTGTCGAGGGCAGGCTGCCAACTGCAGTTGAGTCGGCCCCGTTCCGTGTCGGTGCGTTGCGTCTGTTCTATTCGGAGGTGGGAGTATGAGCCGCAAGAGTGACGCCGTTCAGGTCGAACTGAACTATCTGAACTTTCAAGTGCGCCGCCTCGCGATGCACGAGATCGGGTTCAAGAACTTGCAAGCGATGAGCCCCGAAGCCGCCCAGGCGGCGGTTGAAGTGGCCGCCGCTACGACGGTCCGGGAACTAATCAGCTACGTGGATCGGAGCATCCAGGAGGCCCTGTGATGATTGCGCATCAGCCTTCTGTTCAGAACCTGCTCGAGGCTTTGCTTGCCGAACATGACAGCGACCTCGTCGACGTCAACATCGACAAGCTCGCCAAGAGAGCCGGTATTTCTCGCCGTTCGACGTCGAGGGCGCTCTCGGAGCTGGAACGCACCGAGGTGATTCGAACGTCTTGGCAGCGCAGCGGTCGACGCGGAGGCCGGTATTCGGTAACCGTGGATCGAGACCGCGCCAGGGCGCTGGCCGATCACCTTTCGGAGCTGCGCCGTGCGGAATACCTAAAGCGAAGCAAGTAGCCCAAACCCCCGGTCGCCTGTGTGGCGGCTGGGGGTTTTGGCTGTTTGGGAATAGGTCTTGCGGGGCGACATTTCGCCCGGACGGTTCTACATATGACTGACGAGACCACCCCCCAATCCGACGCCGATGGCGACTACAACGACGAGTGGCTTTCCACTGAACGCCTTCTTGAGATAGTCGAGATCGCCAGCGAGTGTGAAGAGTCGAACGAGCGCGCCGCCCACGCCATCAATGAACTCTCCACTGAGAACCTTCTTCTGCGCAACCAGGTGGTGGTGAGCACCGGCGCGTTTGCGGCGATGGCGAGCGTCCTCGATGGGGTCATCTATGCAGCTGACCGAACCAAAAACACCAAACTCATCGGCTTGATTGAGGGTCTGCTCCGCCGTGAAGGTCTCCTGGCTGAGGGTCAGCCGCTCGTCGAAGCGAAGCCAGAGGCGTCGAAGTTGATCGTGCCGGACACAAAAACAACGAAGAAGATCACCCACAAGGGTCGCATCACCGAGGTGTCGTGAAATGCTTTATTCGTTCAAATGGACCGACGACGAGGGCGGCGAGTTCGACCTCGACTTCCCGTTCGGTCAAGCGCCTGACGAGTTGGAGCACGAAGGCCGCCCGGCAAAGCGTGTCATCAGATGGCAAGGCGGTGTCAAGTTGCGTGGCGCAGGTTGGGCGCGCCACCCGGATCGTGAACTGGCTAACCGAAAGATTGGCCCACAGGAGCCTGGCCGTGTCCAGCAAACTTTCGACACATGACACCCTCACCCGGTACGTCCGGGTGATGTCCGACCTGTTTGGTTTGCGCGACTGGGAGATTGTTGTCGCCGCCAACTTCTGCGATGAGGACACCCTGGCGGAGACGGAGTGTACGTACGGGCAGCGCCACGCTGTTCTCCGGTTCAACGAGAAGTGGAGCGAGTGGAAGAGAGAAGACCTCCGCTCGACGGTGGTTCACGAGCTGCTGCATGTGCATACCGAGCAGCTGTCGGAGTTAGTGGGCGACATAGGGAGAGACGTCTTGCAGGAGCAGGCGGCTTCGGTGTTGTCAACGTCGCTGTCGTATTCGTTGGAGCGGATTGTGGACCAGATTGCAGTCGCCATCGCTCCGTTCTTTCCGCTCCTCGAGGATGTGCAGTGATTACCTTCGAGTTCTACCCACCGTATGAGCCGTGGTCGTTGAACATGGAGAGAACGAAGCACTGGTCCTGGCGTGCGAAGCGGGCCCGCGACTACCGCTTCGCTGCGATGGTGGCAGCAAGAAACGCCGGGATCGGACCGCAGCCGGCTTCAACGGTGCGAGTCGAGCTGCCGTTCGCGAAGGGGTCAAGTCGCCGCGACCCGTCGAACTACCTGCCTGCGGTCAAGGCGATTGTCGACGGTTTGGTCGACGCCGGGTTGTGGCCGGACGACACGGGGGAGTACGTCTCGATCGCGGAGCCGGTGCTGGTTCGGGCAGAGCGGGTGATTGTGTCTCTCTCGCCGCGGCCGCTTTAGCTCGCCTCTCTCGTTCAACTCGTTGAAGTATTAGGAGAGCTTCAACCGCCTTGATGAACGCCTTGTCAAAGTCGTGGCTGGCCGTGTAGTTGATGGCGAGCGGGATGAGCCGAGGGTCGCGAAGTACTTCGGAATCGAGTTGGCCCTTCTCAAGCGCTTCTCGGACGACTCGGGAGTAGACGGCCGCTACGACCGTAGTCGGTGGTCGTAAGCCATCGCGAATCATCGCTTTGACCAGAACTTTTTGGATATGGGCCTGTCGAGGAGTCTTTGGGTTGAGCATGGCTTCATGGTGCCCGGGGCAACCTCGTGGTGCATTCCCTGCATCGGGAGAGCCCCTCTTGCGGGGTGTGTCTACATCGCCGCCTGCAGTCACCTTGGTAACCGATGACCCCTTTGGAAGCAACCGCACTGCTCGCTTACTACCAATCAGCTGCTCTAACTGACGACGACCCGTTCGACATCCGCCAGGCGCGCCTGTTTAGCGTGTCGGATGATGGGGAGCTGACGTTCCACATTCAGACCGGAGATGTCTATCTCGGACTCCAGGTCCTGCCTGCCGGATACGAACAGATTGGCCCGGTGCCTATTGTCGGTATCGAAACGTGTGGTTGGGCCGCCCCAGTCGAGAACGAGAACGATGATGACGTCGCCCCCTCAGAGCATCCAGGTCGGCGGCGAGTTCGCCTAGTGAGCGTGGTGAATCGCGAGAAGGAAGTGGCTTCGGCGATGGCGTTTCGCGATGACATGGAGAATGTGTTGACCAATACGACGGGGAATGGGAGTCTCGCGGAGGCGCTCGTGCGCTGCATGGATCGACTTATCTTGATGCAGTCGATGCCTCGATGATGGGGCGCAAGATCCTGAAATGGTTCGTGCTTGGCTACTTTGGTGCGTTTGCGGTAGACGTTGTGTCCGACGCGTTTGACTTGATCAGCCTTCTCGACTTCACCTTGGGGGTCGTGCTCGGATTCCAGCTCTCTGCTGGGTTTATGTTTGAAGAAGAGCGCCGCATTTTGCAAGACATGCGCAACGGCACCGAGCAGTGAACGCGACCGACTACTTGCCGCCTTTGCGCCGATTGTCTTCGATGCAGAGCAGTTGGCAGTTGTCGGCTTCGGTCGGGCCACCCTTGCTCCACGGGGTGATGTGGTCAGCTTCCATCTCCTCGATGGTGAACTTCTTCTTGCATTTGACGCAGATGCCTTTCTGCCGTTCGTACGCTTCCCGCTTCTGCTTCTTGTCGAACGTACGGATGTTTAGGTTGCGCTCCTCGCCGGTGAGGATGTAGGCGTAGATGCCTTTCTTGCTGGTCACGTCCTCGTCTTCCATGAGTTTCGCGACGTCTCTCTCAACCTTCTTCGGGTCGAGGGCCTTGTCTTTGTGTTTGTTGTAGAGCGTTCCCCAGGGCAGGCCCTTCATTTCGGACCGGTACTCGGTGAACGTCGCTTTCACCCACGCGATCACTTTTTGGAAGTAGTCCCATTCGGCGCTCGCATCCGTGTCGTGTTGGTGTGAAGCCATGTAGCCCTCGATGTCGCCGTCGGACAGCCAGGTGATGACTTCTTCGAGGTAGTGCTGTCGGATCGGTGAGCCGTCTACATAGTCGCTGCCGAGGAGGTAGGCGGCGCAGTTGCTCTTACTGAAGATTCGCTTGGCGGCCGAAACCCATGAGCCGGAGTAGACAGCGTTGCGCAGCTCCTGCTCGGTGAGCTTCTCGCCGGCGATGTTGATGGTTCGGAACCATGCGAGCTTCTCGCTGTCGGTTCCGGAGCAGCGGTACACGGTTATCTCGTAGTTGAGAAACTTCTCCTGCTCGTCGTCTTGCAGGTTGTTGAAGTAGCGGCCTTCGAAGGAGAAGTCGTTGTTCACGTACTGGCAGACGGAGATTGTGCGCTGCTGGCCGTCGATGATTTCAAACCCGCCGTCGAGGCGGACGGCCCAGTAGAAGACGTTGAGCGGGTAGGTCTTGAAGACGGTGTCGACGACGGCGTCGCGTTGTTTGTCCTTGTAGACGAACTCACGCTGGTAGGGGGGTCGAATGTCGAGTTTGCCGCCGTATCCGACGACTCCATCTTCTTGGTTGTCTAAGTACCCAGTTGCGAGCTCGCGGATAGAGACGCTGGTTAGTTCAATTTTCACGGTTTACTCTTTCGACGAATAAAGATTCGGGCGTACACATTCTCACCGGCCACTATCGGACGACCATCTTTCTGTCCTTTGAACGGAATACCCATCATGTACTCGTCATAACTTGAGGCGGCCATCCCAAGTATCTCGAATTGATCCGGGTTGTACTTGTCGAGAAACGTTATTGGTACTCCCATGACGCCGGGGTAGTCCATCGGAATCTCTTTTGTCTTGCTCACTTCGATTGCGTCGTAGTTGTCATACGTAGGGTACTCCTCTGGGTTGTAGGTCTTGTAGAGAACTAGGTCCTCGTGTCGCTTGGAGACGTCGAGGTTTGTAAACCAACGAACACCCTTCACTCGTACAAACTTGTTGCCGTGTTCATCAACCCGACACCCGGCTGCTGCTAACGGATAACTTGCTGGCACACCGAATTCACGGTCACCGCTGCTGATACTCGGTCCGTACCAGATACGGTTTGACCGAAACAGGGGAAATACTTCCTTGTACGTCACGGCATTCATGTTTCCTAAAATGACGAACTTCTTGTCGAATGTCATTAGCTGAGCCACGTACTCGCGGAACAGCGAGAATGGTGGGTTCGTGACGACGATGTCCGCTTGCTTGAGTAACTCGATGCTCTCATCACTGCGGAAGTCCCCGTCTCCTTCGAGTGGTTTGACTCCGATCTCGCTCGGATCCGGGACACGGTTGCCGTCTTTGTCCCCGGTGTATTCCAACCAGATTGCTTGCTCACTGTCGTTCTGGCTAAAAAGGTCTCTTTCTTGGCTCTTGTAGCAGGTGGCGATCACCTTCTTCAGTCCGAGTACTTCGAAGTTGTAAGAGAAGTAGTGGAAGAAGTTGCTGACCCTCGGGTCGTCGCAGTTGAGGTAGACGACTTTGTCTTTGAAGTGCTGCTTGTAGTGGCGTAGTTCCCGCTCGATGTCTGGAAGCTGGGTGTAGAACTCGTCTTTCTTCGCAGTCTTGGCTGCAGTCAAGTCGCGAGGAGCGGTTCTCGGTTGCGGGCGGGCGGGCTTCTTGGCGACCGGCTTCTTCGACTTTGGCTTCTTCTTTGGCATCGGCTCCACCGTAGCCAGCACATGTAACTCGGCAGCACTGGTACTGTCGCGTTATGAGCTGGCTGCTGCTTCTCGCCGGCGCAGTCCTGGCTGCCGGTGGCTACTTATTAGAGCGCCAGCGGATGGCACCCAAGCCGGAGGCCACGCCGCAGGAGGTCCAGGAGCCGGTGTTCGAGAAGACCTCCTACAACCCCAAAATCTGGTTTTGCGAACGGTGTGAGAAGGAATATCCCGTCAAGGCTCCGCTCTCCTTTATTCCAGAAAACTGGAAGGACTTTGGATCGAGGTATCGCCCCAAGGTATGGGAATGTCCCCGATGCAGCGAGTGGATGTTTGTCGCCCCGGTGGGGTGGACCGAAGGCGACAAATGGCCGCCCAAACGATGATGGAGCGGCCAGCGGGAATCGAACCCGCGCCGTCTGCTTGGAAGGCAGAAGTGCCACCACAACACCTTGGCCGCGTTGGGTGCCTCATAACCTACCGATTTTCTCCCAACGTCTCTCTCTCACGCTCCCAACATTTCTCCCAACATCACCCCCAAAAGGGTGCCTCTCCCACGTTTTCTCCCACCTTTTTGGAGACTGGCGCTACGCAGCCAAATCCGAGAAGCCCAATGTTTACAAGGTTTTCGTTACTTCACGCCAAAAGGCGGCAGGTACATAACTTGCTTGGAAGGCAAAAAGTCACCCCCATAAATGCCCTGTGTTTACAGGGTATTTGTGAATCCACTCCCAACTTCTCTCCCCACTTTGGCGGGGAGTGCGCCCGTTTCTGGCGCCGTCACCATCCGTATTGGATGCTTATCACGATCAAAGAAACAGCCCGCCGACTTGGCTGGCACAGGACCACGGTGTGGCGGCGGGCGCAGTCTGACCCGTCGTTTCCGACCGTCGTCTACATCGGGCCGAAGAGCCCTCGCATCAACAGCGCCGAGCTCGACCGTTGGATTTCGAAATCCAAGGCCTTGAACTCCGACTTCATGTATGTCTCCCCGGACTTGCTGCAAGGCAAGGCCCGGGGTCCCCAACGCCGCACCCGAATGGCTGCGGCCTAACCAGAAAGGAAAAGCAATGAGCAAGAAAAAAGGAAGCCGCAAGACCTCGTTCGGTGCGGTGTCAGTAGCGGAGCGCGGATCGTGGGTCCGTATCCGGTGGCGTGAGAACGGTAAGACGGTCGAGCGTTCGAAGTCGACCTGGGAGGAGGCCTGCACGTTCGCCCGTCAGGTTGAGACCCGGCTCGCATCGGGCGGGCTCGGCTCCCCGGAGGGCACGTTTGGTGGCGTAGCCGATGCGGCGATGCGCCGAGAAAACCTTCCCAACTATTCGGACAAGGCTTACGACACGCTGCGTTCTATTCTCCGCATCCACATCATGCCGAGCCTCGGAGCGAAGAAGGCCCGCCTCGTGTCGACCGCCGACTGTGCCGCGGTGCTGCGCACCATCTTCGATGCCGGCTACTCGAAGCACACCGTTGCGAAGGCCCGCAAGATTCTGTCGAAGGTCGGCGCCCACGGGGTGAAGCACGGAGTGTGGACTGCCGGACAAGAGCCGACGCGCGACGTACCGGTTCCGAAGTCGCGCACGACCGACATGAATGTGCAGCTCGCACCCGTCCCGCTGAAATCGATACCTGTCGAGTCGCAGGTGGAGAGCCTCCTGGCGGCCGCGAAGGCTCGTGAGCAATTCGATGGTGGCCGAGCCTGGTTCGTGATTGAGATGGCCCAGTTGTGTGCGCTGCGTTGGTCTGAGATTCGAGCGCTCCGCAAGCCGAACTTCGATTGGGAGCAACGCACCGTGTCTGTGTGGACGTCGCGGGACTCTGACGAGGAGAAGATGACGAAAACTGGAGCCGGTGTTCGTCGTGTAGTGATTCCTGCCGACTCAATCCCGGCTCTGCGTAAATGGGTGGAGAGTCAGCCTGACGATTGCTTCCTCGTCGATACGAAGAACGGGACGCCAATGTCGAACGGCAACTGGTCGACCACGTTCCGTAAGTTGCGTAGTGCCTCCGACTATCCACTCAACATGGCGCTCCACTCGCTTCGCCACTATCGGGGCTCCAAGTGGCGCCGTGAGGGGAAGATTGCTCTTGAAGACATCTCCCGGATGATGGGCCACGCCAATCCTTCGATTACTCAGACGCTGTATCTGCACTCGGACCCGGAGTATCTGGACCGCGTAAAGAAGGCGATTTAGGGCATGAAAAAAGCGGGGGTACCTCTATGTACCCCCGCCTATTTCAAGAGGCTGTAACGCGCTCCAGTCGTGTCCTACCAGCGCTCTTCACGCTTATTTGCACATTGGATGGGCAACTGGAAGCTGGCGCCGTTCTCTGGCGTCACCAGAAACAGGGCCTGCTGCGGAGCCTCAAATGCGAAGTTGTTGACGAACGCATACTCGTCATACCCCTTCAACGAACCGTTGATCAAGACACCGGGTCCGGAGATGTACTGGTGGAAGTGGCCGAGCACCATCAAGTCGTACGGCTCGCCGACCGCCTGCTGACGCTGACGCTTCTTCGCATCACCGCGCAGAATCGGAATCAAGATGCCACCGATCCCGCCACCGCCGCGGAACTGGTCGCCGTGGGTGGTGAGAATCCGCGTGTTGTATACGGTGGTCAACACGTCCGGAGAAAGCGGAACATCCCAGGTGATCCGGGCGTCGCCCTTGAACTCGCGCTCGAGAAGTTTCGTGAACAGGAAGTGCAGCGAGGTTTCGACCCTGCCCTTCATCACCGGCTTACGGGTCGTACGGTCATGGTTGCCGGGAACCGAAACGATGTGAACTTTCTTGTAGTGGTCGGCGAGCATGTTGATACCAGCTACAAACGGATCGAGCCAGTAGAGCAACGTCTCGAGCGGGGTGGCTTCGTTCGTGCGGGCGAGCTCCTCGTGGATGTCGCCAGAGAACGTGTCGCCTGCCAAGTGGACGATGATGCCGTCGTAAGTCAAACCGGACATGAAGTCGCGGGGGAGTGTTATCGACTTCTCGAACGTGCGCTGTAGACGCTGCTCGGCGATGCGACGGTTGAAGGCGTTGACGCCGCGGACGCTCTCCTTCTTTACCACCTCGTCGAGGTGCAAGTCCGAGAGGACGAGGTTGGCGATCGCGTGATGCTCCTGGGCGTTGCGGCCCGGCATTGTCCAATCGGGCGCAGTGGTAGTGCGGTTGGTTGCGCCGCGTAGCAGCTCGGCAATCTCGCCCAGCTCGTTCATCTCCGCCTCAACTTCACGCAACTGAACTTCGAGGACCTTTAGTTTCCGCTCCGCAACTTCGCGCTTGCGACGCTCGTCGAGGATTTCGGTTGCGAGCCCGTCGACAATCGGCTCGTCAGCTCGGCCGATCAATTCGGCCGGGACGGCTTCGATGGTGTGGCGGTGCCGCTTCCACCAAGACTCAAGAGTGTTGGTGGAAAGTCGGGGCTCGACATCAAGCGCTACGACTTTCGGTGATTCGCCGGAGCGTAGACGGGACACAATGCTGTGGAACTGGGGGTGGGTGGGTACAACTGGTTTCATGCACCAGGACAGTGCATGCAAAAACCGCTCGTGCAAGTGCATCATGCACCGGCCTAAAGGATCCCGAGAATCGCCTCCGCCGCCACTTTCGCCGCCGACCCGAGGTGGGGGTAGACGAGACCGGTTATTTCGCGTCGCTTCTCCGCCCAGGTGTCATCGGTGAGAGCAACTTTTACGGCTCCTTCGAGGTCGCACGGATGGTCAACTTGGATGCCAGGGATGTGGTCCCAGAATCGAAGACCATGATGCTCGGTCTTTCGATACCACGGGGCGTTGAGTACGACCACTGGGCGCCCGAGCGCTGCAAACTCGTAGATGGTTGAGCTGTTGTCGCAGACGTAGACCGAGGCTCTGCGACATACGTCGTCAAACTTGCGGGCCACTGTCCAGCCCCACCGTGCGTAGTCCCATCGGACGGTGCTCCAAGCTTTTGGATGCGCGTGGCCCAAAGGAACCCAAAGGTTCTGGTTTGCCTTCGCAATCTTGCCGAGATCAGGTTTGTAGTGCGGCCACGCCGACCTTGTCTCGGGTGCAACTCGGCACTCCCAATGCCACGAGAACGCAACGTGCGGCGTCGGCGCAGTCGGCGCAGTCATCGACGCCAGGTAATCAAGTTTTGGGCAGCCGACAATCGCCGACTTGACATTCGGATGGGCAGCTTCGTTCCGTTCGGCGACGAACTGGTTTACGTTGCAAAACAGAACAACCCCGTCGCGTTTGCCTGAGCCCGCGTAGGAGGGGTGGTTCACGTTGTATCTGAATCCGGCTCCGTGTTCGAAGAAGACGGCGGGCTGTCCACGCAGAGAGATGAGGTCCCCGTATGACGAGACGACAGTCAGCCTGTCGGGGTCGAGGGCGTTGCGGCGCGTTACGAAAGCACCGCGAACAGCCTCGGGCAGGGCTTCGTACACAGGGCGAAGATGATCGACATACTGTTCATGCGAGGCAAGAAACTGAACTTTTGAATCCACGCCATTAGGGGCGCGGACTTTCAGCCGACGCGAAGGATACGAACGTCAGCGGTGCCGGAAGCGGTCCGTGCCCACAGCTGAGAGGTGCGGGAGAGGAGTCGAGCGGGTTCGTCGAGGGAGATCGCCTGGTTGGCATCGACCTTCACTCCGTCGGTGGTCGTGCATTCGGCCTGAGTACGGGCGAGGTAGATGGCGCTGCCGCCAAGGTTCTGGACGAGCCACTCTGCGTTGGCGGGCTTGCCGGCCAGCAGGTTGGTTGGGGTGGTGGTAACGGTCATTTTGGTTCCTCGTTAGTGGGGGCTTGGCCTGACCTCAGTGAGCAACCCACTCGTCTTGACTGATGTTGACGAGCATGGCCACAGCGCCTTGGGTGGTCAACGCGCTGACACCGTGGACCGTGACTCCCACATCTGCCTGGATGTGGATTTCTCCTGTATTAACATTTGCCAAATAGATGACTGCGCCAGTCGCGAAATAGGCGTTCTCTCCAAAAGCTGGCACCGTAAAGTCGTGGGTGGTGGATGCGGTCAAGACAACGATCGCACCCTGGTCGGACTGCTGCAGGGTGTAGTCCCCGTTCTGACTGTTTACGACAAGCGATACGGGTTGCGGGGCTCCAACCAACCATGCAGGAATCTCATTGTTCCAAGTCAGTACATCGCCTGTGGTATTACCGGTAGGCAGTGGGTTGAGCGCATAGTCGGCCACTTCGTCGATGGCGGCCTGTACGTCGGTTGCTTCAAGTTGAGAAGTTGCGTTGTCGTAAGAAATTCCAGCCGCATCGGCTGCTGCGCCAAGTTGAAAGATTGCCATTGGATACCTCCGAAGGTTCCTCGTTAGTAGGGGCTTGGCCTGACTATTTGCCGATGGCCTGCAGCACAAGAGTCGTGATGATGGTGCCAAGTCCGGTGCCACCAAGAGTCCACAGCCAGCGGGCTGCAATCGTTCCGCCTTTCACCTGGTTCCTCCAGGCAGCAATCTCCGATACTTCGGCTTCGAGAACGGTCAAGCGGCGGTCAACCTGATCGGCGTTGGTCTCGATGAGCCGGCGTAGTTCGCGGACCTCGGCTACCAACTCCCCAAGCGTTCGATACAGGTTTGCATTTTCCATAGTTGCTTCTCCAAGAGAACTCCCGGAACCGGTTATGGCTCCACCTTTGGGCGGCTGTCCTGTTGCAGTTCGAAGTCGAGCACTGCTTGAGGGATGTTGTCTCCAGCGACGTAGCGCCAGTGCCACGGCTCGCTCTGCAACTCGGCGGAGTAGCCGTACGTCGCGGCGTTTCTAATCAGCCAACGGATGAACCGATCACCGCCCGATTCAACTGGCGGTCTGCCGTCCCGTTCCTCAGCGAAATCGACAGCCAATCCGAGACCATGGTTCGATGTGCCTGGCACTGCGGCGACTGCCGTGTTCGGTTTCTGATACCAGATTTGGCCTTGCCAACGTTTCGTCGGACGACCTTGGAGCACTTTGATTGTGTAGCGCGAACAGAACAACGCGACCTGCTGCGCATGGGTTCGATACGTCGAAGTAGCACGCACCTGAATACCGCGCTCTTCGGCAGCTGCGACAAGTGCGCGCATCGCCCGAGCAGCGGGTTCAACCATCTGAAACTTCCCGATACCGCAACCCGTCAGCAGGTTCGAAGGGATACGGCCGTTCTCAACACCTTTCAAGCATGATGGCAGAACAACTTTCGCAACAGGTAAACGCATGGGGGCACCTCACGTTTGGGGGCGCCCACTGACGACTTACGGTGCGAGTGCCGCCGCGACGGTCGTGTTGCGACGCTTCGAAACCTGCAAGAACGCGCGAGCAAACGATGTGTCGCTCCCGGCCCCAGTCTTGAACAGTCGAGAGAAGTTCGTCTCGTCGTCGTAGGCCTTGCGCAGTTCCTCGGTGGTGACTCCGAGTTTGCGAGCCTCCCGCTTGATGCGCGCCTCGAGTTCCTTGTTGCGTCCCCGCAACTCGCCAGCGAGCTGACTCTCGGTAAGTGTCGCGTTGATAGAGATTGGAAGACCGGCGGTCGCCTGGCTCAACCAGTTGCCGACAAGTCTCTCGTTCTCGACGCCTTCTGCGCCGAGAGAGCCGGGCAGCAGACGTTCGGCTTGACCGAAGAACGGGAGAAGGTTCTTCATCTGACTCTGCGCATAACCGCTGCCTTCGCGACGACCGGTCTCCGGGTCGATCCAGGTTGCGCCCGGGATACGTGAGAACAGTGGGCCGGCTGCAGTGTCAGTGAACGGAGTTTGCGTGAACGTGTTCGTCCCAGTAATCGTCTCCATGAGGGCTTTCGCGAAGGGGTTGAGAGAACCGACGGCATCGTCCCGGGTTCCACCGAGGACCGCCTGGATTGATTCTTTCAACGCGCCAGGACTCGTCGGGAGACTGTCCGGCACCACGATCATCCGGTTCAAGTCAGCAAGCGGCAGGTTCAAACCGAGAGCCATGTTGTTGTCGCCGCTCTTCAAACTGGATGCGAAACCAAGTTGTTCCGTGAGCCAACCAGGGAGGTATTCGTTCAGCTGCTCATCGTCCGAGCCGAGGAGGTCTTTCACGGTTTCGTTTCCGCGGAGAACCATGTTTACTTTGCCTGGGGAGGCGAGAAGTGCGCGCAACTGGAACGGAACGTTGTTCTTCGTCCAGATGTAGAACGGTGCTATCTGACGGATGTACCGCTTCTCCATCTCACTCATGTCGCGGTAGTCGAACTGGGTTGCCTTCGTGAGGATTCCGGCAAGTTCGCCTCCGATCTCGTCGCCTCCGTAGCGGCGCAAGCCGGTCGCAAACGAGGTGGACCGGAGCCACACTTCGGACTGCTCTGAGAGCCAGGCGTTTCCGTAGACGAGGGGATTGTTTACCGCTGAGTCGAGTGTGCGGGCGGCAATGCGACGGTCGCCGCTGCCGGCGATTTCTCGCAACGTCAAGCCCTGCTTGCGGAGTTCTTTCAACGGAATGACCTCACCCTTGCGGGTCTGAGAGAAAACGGAGCTGCGGCCGCGTCCGACGATGGTGCGGGCCGAGATGTCCTTCGGGATGCCTTGGTCGTCGCGGCCAATGGCTGTATCGGTGAGAGATGATCCGAAGATGCCTTGACGCTCCATCATCAGGTGCGCCTTGTACATGTCAACGCCGCCGAGCGTCTGGTCCTTCATCTGTTTGCGCAGAAGTTCGTCAAGCAGAGATTCACCGACAACTGCTTCGTCGATGAGCGCCTCATCCACACCGCGCATTGAGGCGACTTTGGTCGTGTTGAGTTGTCGAATGTCGATAGTCGGCAGCAACTGTTTGTATTCCTTTATTGCCGCTTCACGAAGCATCATGTATCTGACGGCATCACTCATGTCCGCTCGCGTCGCGCCGGCAACCACGTTGTTCCACCAGGTGCCCAGGTTTCGCAGAACGAACGCCGGGCCGCGACCGATAGTAAATGCGCGACGCCACCCTGCAAGGACCGCCTCAAACTGTTTCATCACTGGACCCATCTCGGGGTAGACGCGGATGGCGTTGGTCAGCGCGTCGGCCAGCTCTCGTTGGGCGAACAAGTTCATGAACTCGTCTTGGATCCGTATGAGTTCTCCGTCGGCCCCTTCGAGGGTGCCGAGGCGGCTCATGCCTCGCAGGTTCTCGGCGAACTGAGCGTCGGTCTTGGCGAGCTCGTTCCGCATCCGGGTGTACGCAGCTCGGACTGCCTTCGTCTCCGGGGCTGTTGCACCTAAGGCAGATTCGAGACGGCGGGCCTCGGCACCTTTCAGTTTCACAATCTGTTCCATGACGTTCGCAAACGCTTCGTTCTGGGCGGCGCCCGCCATCGTCCACGCCTCATCGACGAGGCCTTGCAGTTCGTTCGCGTCGCCAAGGATTTCGTCTGCTTCCGTCCGGTTGCCCGCCTTCAGCGCCTGGTCAATTTGGTCAGCCAAATCTCTGATCGTCTTGGCGGCACGTTCATCTACAACCTTCGGGTCGATGCCGCCGATCGAGTCGAGGCTGACTAGTAGCCCCTTCTTCTGTAGCGCTTGGATAGGGGACACCTTCTCGATGCGACGCGCAATCTTGTCCATCGACGCGAGGTAGACGGTGGTTGCATCAGTCTCGAACCACTTCTTCGGCAGGTCCTCTTCGGCGAAACCACGCTTCAACAGGTTCTGTCGAACCGCCTCGTTCGCTTCGTCGATTGTCATGCGACGACGAAGACCAGTCTCCGGATCGATGAGGAAGTAGTTCTCAGACGCCTTGAACTTGCCGGTCGAACGTGTACCTGGTGTCTGAGTATCAATCTGCTTGCTGAACTCCCGAGCTTCCTTAGTCATCACACGGGCGGGGCCTTGGCGGACACCAGCCTCTGAGAACGCCCCACCGAACTTCTGCTTGTTCGCAATGTAGGTGCCCACATCTGAATCGATCATCTTCTGGGCAGTGGCAACGGCAAGTTCGTGGATGGCCTTCTCGTCATCGGGGACGGCGATACGGAGAACGCCGTCCTCGTCGAATGCTCGCTGCGAGGGTGCCAGTTCGAACTGCTGGTGGTATTTGCTCGTCAGATCTTGGAGTAGTTGACCTCGCCCTGGGACCTCGGCTTCGAGTCGGGCAATGGAGGCCTGATGGTTGGCGACAAGTTCCTGTGCTTCGCGTGAGATTGCGACCGCACCTTGGCGTCCAGCAGCGCGACCAGCTTGTAGGGCGATGCGTTGCGACTCGTGGCCTGCCGCTTTGCGTAGCACCGTTTGAAACGCTTCGGAACCGACGGCTTCTTTGGCAAGAACGGCGGCGGCCTTCTTGGCTCCCTGGGTGAGGGCTCTGTCTGCGCCGAGGGTGAGAGCTTGACCGGCGGTCGTTGCGCCGAACTTTGCACCAAGCTGAGCACGGATTGGTTCGATGGGCGAGACACCACCAGGAGTGAGACGCTTTATCGTCTTCCCGGTCGGAGTAGTAATCCGGAATCCACCGACGATGTCGTCAAGTCCGTCGTCGGCGAACTTGTCGAACAGGCGCTTGAAGTCGTCAACCCCGGTTTCCTTGCCGACGGAGTAAAGGTAGGTGCGGAGAGCGCCTCTGCCTGGTCCGCGGAGCACTGCGGTTGCCCGAGCACCAAGCTCCTCACCGGCTTCCCTGGCGAGGTCGTCTGCGCCGAGCGCAGAAAGGTACTTCGATACTTTCTGGCTTTGACTCAACGCATCATCGGTGAACTGTGTAAGTGCAGCGTTCACGATTCGGGGGGAGTCTTCGAGGATTTTCTCTGCGGCTTCCCGGGAGCCCTTTTCGGCGATCTCTCGGCCAAGAATCTCGGTTGCTTCGGCGGCCGTCTTGGTGCCAACAACTTTCAACGCAGCCTTCTTTGCGAGCGGTCCGACTCCGAGCGTGAGATAAGTCAGGGGATCGGATGCGACGTCGAGCCCGAAAGCGGCTGTGCCTTTGAGGGCCTTCGTGATGAAACGGTCGTCGTCCTGCCACTGCAAACCTGGCACCTCTCCGAATCCGGCAATCGGTTGTTTCGGATCGAACGGGTTTTGCAGGATGGCCCGCTTCATGTTTGAGAGGATTGAGTAGTCGTCCGACGTGTCGCCACTCATATTGATGTCGATTCCGGCCGGCTTGAACACGCCGCCAAGTCCCTCGTTTGCGACGGAGAAGATGCCAGCGCGAGCGATGCCGCCCAAGTAGTCGAGCGGGGCTGCAACTCTGGCTAGGAGACCCATCCCTGCGCGGGGTACGGAGCCAAGGCGTTCAAGGATTCCTCGGTTGTTTTCGTATCGGGTGGAGGCGCGGTCGAGTACCGACGGCCCGCCACGTTGGGCTTCGAGGAATAGCTCGGCAAAAGACTTTGCCATGGCTTACGACCTCTGCAGTCTTCTTACGAGGTCGTCGTAGTTGTTGATGCCTTGCGTCTTCTTCAGTTCGGCCTTTGTCTCTTTAGTCAGTTGTGACCAGATTGCGTAGCCACCGGTGTACGACTCTTTCGACAGGGTTCCAGCTGAACCTGGTTGCACTATCGACGCGATCGCGCTCATGCTGTCGCGGTCTGCGGCGACCGTCTTGTTTTTGCTGCTGCCGACCATCATCGTGAGTGCGGCTCCGTAGCCCTTCGGTGGTGTGTAGACACCCGAAGCGCCGGTCGCGTTGTTCTTGGCATCGAACTGACGCCTTTCCTCCGCGAGGGCTGCTTCGGCGCGGTTGTTCGCAATCGTGTCTTGGCCCGCCTCATAGTCGAACACCTCCTTTCGCCACGCATCGTCTGCGGCTGCTCGCGCGGCTGACGCGGCGAGCGAGTCCCGGCGGGCCTGCTCATCAAGGCCAGCCTGGTTGTATCTGAACTTGCGGTCATCTTCGAAGCGGAACTGATCATTACTGAACAGTCCGCCCTTGAGACCGGCGTCGAGCATTGCCTGTTCGAGAGCAAAGCTGCGGTCGCCAGCGGTGCCGCGCAGGGCTTCTTCGGCGCTCAGCTGACGGTACGCCGCATCGAGCAGCGCGGTATTCAAACGTTCACGGTCCGCCATCTCTGCAGCCGCAATGTCGCGAGCAGTCTGGACAGAAACGACACCAGAGCGGGAGGCCAGGTCTCGGGCAATCTGACCCTGCAGCGCCATCTGCTGCTCGCCAATAGATGTGCCCATCGCGTTCTCGAACCCAGCTGCTGATGCTCCAAGGGCACGGGCGAGAGCGGCGTCGCGGGGGGCCTGCGCAGCGAGGGCTGACGCGAGGTCGACGCTCGAACCGTCGGTGACACCGAACTGCTGATTCCATGCGCCGATGTTGCCGGCGGCGACATTGGTGAGGGCTTCTTGTTCCCGGGCGGCGGCGTCGGCAAGCGCAAGTTGCCGGTTAGCAAACTCTGCTTGACGGCCTTGGGCGGCTTGATAGTTGGCGGCAACTTGTCGAGTCGCATCATCGGCCTGGCGTCCCAGCTCGGCGAGGGCCAAGTCTCGGGCGTTGAGTAGCGCCTGGTTGTTGGTATTGCCGTACTGCGCCATGATTTGGTTCTTGATGTTTTCGAACGAGCTGTTGACGCGAGCAAGATCTGTTTGCAGGTTGCCAGAAACGGTGGCAGCAAGGCCCCCGATACCGGTTTGATACGCGGGGTAGGGATTGGTAAACGGCAAAGGCTTGTAGTTGAGTGCAGCCAGACGATTCTTGTTGACGGTAGTGGTGGTCAGCGGAGGGGTCGTAGACGTCGGTGTGGTTTTGCCTCCCTTCGTGGTGGTGAGGCTTCGCTCGAGGCGGTCGGCCGTCATACCCAACGTTCCTTTCGGCGGCTTGTTCTTATCGTTCTTTGTCTTCGTCATCAGGAAACCCCCGGGAAGTAGTTGGGTATCGACGTACCCAAGTAGGTGCTCATACGTGAAAGGTCGGCGAGGCGGGTGGCCTTGTCGCGCTCATCTTGCTCCAGTTGCTGACGTAGACGCGAAACCTGACCGAATGTTCCGGCCTGTGTTGCGCCGAGCGCGGCAGCTTGGCTGGTGTTCGCTTCGTTGATGAAACGTCGAGATGCGGATGGGTCGATACCTCGGTTGCGTGAAGCGAGCCCGAGGAGACCGCTTTTCCGGCCGGCGGCGAAATCACGAAGCACCTGAGAGAGTTGGCCACGCCCAGCGCTTTGCAGGTTGGCAATGTCGCCCATCGTCATCGCGCGGCGGTTCTGGAAGTCCCGTTCGAGGCCGGCTCTTCCTTCGTTGATCAGTCGAATCTGTTCGGCGGTGAGCAGCTTCTGCTCGTTGTAGGCCTTGGTTGCCTGCTCATCCATCTGCGCCTTTATCTTCGCGAGCGCGTTGTTGAACTCGGCTGTGTTCTTCTCGTTGCTCTCGTTCAGGAGCCTTTGGTACTTTTCCCAAAGAGATTCACCTGACTGTCCGGAGTTCGTCGCGCCACTGTCAGTCGCGGTTCCAGGAGCAGCCGACTCAGTACCGGAAGTCGTGGAGCCGCTCGGCGTTGTGCTCGAAGTGGAGGTTGTTTCTCCTGTCGTGTAGGGGACAGGAGTCACGGTAGGAGTCGACCCCGTGACTATGCGCGACGGCAGTGCGCCACCAAGACCACCAGGCTTGTTGGCAAACTCGTTGTACAGATTTGGAAACTGTGCCTGCAGTGCTTTGGCTTCGTTGGCGCTGAGGCCTGTGCCGTCAGAGGTGTATTTTGCAACTGCCGCCGGGTGCATTGCCGCCAGCGCTTCTTTGAACGTTCCGTAGGTAGCGGCAGCTTGCTGTGGTGTCAGCGGTTTAGGCACAGCCTCAGCCGCAGCCGCAGCACCAAAAGTAAAGCCACGAATGGAGTTAGTAGCGGCGGGAGTTGGCGCAGGGGCTGGTGCTTGTCCAGTGTTGACGCGGGCTTCCGAAGTGGGTACGACCGTTTGCTGAGTCGGATCGTACGTAGTCGGTGTCGTAGTCGGTGTTGGTGCGGGGGCAGTCGCGGATGCTGGGGGGAGTAGAGGAGTTTTAGCAGGACCGTTGAACAAAGCAACCTTTTCAGCAATCTGGGCTTTACCTGCGTCTGTTGCGTTCAGCTCATTGAACCGAGCCTCCAACTGCGCAACGTTGACGGGCTTCCCTGCAGCCCGCAGTTCTTTCGTTCGTTGCGCGATAAAGGCTTCTTTACGGGTCATGGGTCGTCCTCGGGCGCGACAGGGTGCGCCTCTCCACTGGGGGCTACACCTGACGGCTGGCCCTAGTTAGCTGATTCCAATGAGCGTGTCCAGGCTGGTCGAATCGCTGCGGACCGCCCCAATCACTTCGTTAGTCGGAGTCGACGCAATCGTCAGAGGGCCAGTGTGGGTGGTGCCTGTGTAAGTAGTAACCGTCACCCCAGAGCCAGACGTGACGCAGGCCTGCTGGTCGGCGCCGTTATGTCCAGAAATGACAGCGGTGGTGCCCCCGGTTGTGGCGATGCGTTCGTAATGCGTGAATCCAACTGGGAGCACGTCAAGGAAAGTGCTGAGAGTTGCGCTACCCAGATTCCAGCGACGGTAGTCGCGGTCGTTCGTAGTAGATGACATGTAAAAAAAGCTGTTGTTGGACATACAAGTCGAGAAAATGTGCGCACCCGAACCTGTTTGCAGGCTCGGAAAAACTCCAATCAAGTACTGCGTGTACGTGTTTGGTGCCCCGCTCGACATGCTCACAGTCACCACATCAGCGCTATCCCACAGCACGATTCCCCACGGTCCAGCCCTACCCACCGTTCCGTTAGCGGTGTCAGCGAGCACACTCAACGCTGCGTTTGTATAGTCCGCGACAGTGCCCGTGCTGTTTATCGAGATGAGACGGCGGTCAATAGAACCGGACTTTCTCCCAGCCCAACACCAAATCTTCCCATCATGAGTACCGAGCACCTGGCAGGCTCCGTAGTTGTGTGTCGTGCCACTTCCGTTGTAGATGACATGCAATCCGTTGCTTGTAACGCTCCGGTTTACAAACACCCACACCCCGTTCGGGTCGTCTGACAAGCCCCACATGTGATCCCACGAAGTGGATGGACGGGTAATCGTGTATGACTGGGCATCCGAATACGACACCACCGCCCCAGTGCTCGCCCATACGCACCCGTCGGCGGCGCCAAAAATGCTCATTGTGGTTAGAGGTTGATACGGCAAACCAGGTACCGCGTTTGTGGGGGTAAACAGTGAAGCGGTACTACTGGTCGGGTAGCCGACACCACTACGAGAAATCAAACCGATCGCGTAGTAGGTGCTTCCTTTCTTGGTGAGGAGGATCACGTCATCGGTGAGAAGAGAGATACCAGTGCTGTTTGTAAACGATTGGGTGACACTGTTTACAGTTGCGGTACCTGTGCCGGCGGCGATGTAGGTGAGGACTGTCCCGGTAAACACGTCCGCCCCAGAAGTGGTTGTGGTGGTGGAAAGTTGCGACGGATTGGCGTCGCTCGCAGGGTCCTTTCCAATGCTGTTCGCTACCCGCTCGGTTGCTGCGGCGAGACGTCGAAAAGTAGCCGCACTCTCCGTCGGTTCTGCAGCAACCAAAATGTTTGAACCCTCAGCGCCGCCAATAGAACCACTATCGGTGATCAGTTGGTTGCGATCCTTGACGCGCTCCTCGGTCATCGCTCTTCATCCCCACCCTCAACTTCGAACGACACGTTCTCAATGCGCACATCGCCGGTAATCGTCAGTTTCGCTGAACACTCCACCGACGGACCAAGACCGGGCACCGTCGTCAAATCTCGGGCCGTCAAGTTCTTGTTGAGAGTGAACAGCGCCGAGCCGGGAGTCGATGCGAGGACACCCCGGTCAAACAACTCGACAGTCTTTAGGACGCCGCTTGTGATCGACTGAATACGGACTGTTGCCTCAGTCCACCACTTATCCAGCTTCTCCTCAGGCGATCCAAGTGTCCTAGTACCAAGCTCGAGGTCTACATACGCGCCATCCACCATTCCGCGCTCAGCTGTCGGACCTTCGATGCAGTAGCGATACAACTTGTTGTCAGACACAAAGTTCAGCAAATCGCGGTCAACAGAGAACGACGTGGGGGTGCCGGCAGGTTTCACCAGCTCCGTCCACGCTCCATCTGAACCGAATGAACGCATCAATAGAAAACGGTTGTCGCGGGATGCAAACAGCCACTGGCCGATAGAAGCCACCGAGTCGGTGGCGCTTCCGAGCTCAGGGGCTTGCACTCCGAAACGATCAATCCGCTCAGCCTGGCCTCCACGCACTTGATAAATCTTCCCGAGGCTGTCGACAAACATCGTGGAGGCAACATCGTTCCACCAGCAGTGAACCGCGCTACGCATCGAGGCATCGATACCGGGCAGCAGGCCAAGGCCTGGGCGAAGCTTCTCCACGGCGTAGTCATCCGGGGTGCCGCGCAACAAGGTGAGTCCCGCCTGGCCGGTGGTTGTGGTCGTCAGTACGAGCAAACCCTCAAACGTTTCTTGCAACCCCACAATGATTGAGCCCTCTTCGGCGACGCGGGCTGGGTAGCGCGGGTCGAAGATCGTCAGGTTTGTCGGGTCTTGGGCGTGCCACATGTAGTTCGGGTAGCGCTTCACGTTCCCAGAGGTCAGACCGGAAACAGCGTTCGCTTCCGACCACTGGATGTCGCCAAGAACCAACGTGTCGCCCCACATGCAAGCAACGTTGTGGCGGGGAAGCACATCGCCAGCGGGGCTGGCAACCTCCATCAAAATCGCCTCAGCTGTCGCGCCTGTTCCGCCACCACCGCTGAAGCCGACCGTCGGAGCCGAAGTGTAAGCAGACCCACCAGCCGTAACCGTGATGCCGACAACTGTCTGGTTCACAAGTGTCGCGGTCGCTGTCGCACCTGACCCGGAGCCACCGGTGAAAGTGACTGTCGGCGTAGTCGTGTACCCGCTACCAGCATTGGTCACCTGGACAAGAGCAACCTCTTTCGTGAGCGTCGGATAAAAGTTCGTGAACGTCTGCAGCGCGAGAGCGTTCCCGGCGTCGTTCTCATAGACCAGCACACCGTTCCCCGAGCCGGCAAGTGAATGAACGATTGTCGCAGGCTTGTACTCGTTGCTCACCTTCGCTCGAGCATCGCCAGTAAACCGGGCTTCAGCTCCGATCGTGGCAAGGTTCGTAAACGTCAAAGCAGCAGTCGTCGCGTTCGTGGCCGTCCGAGAAGGCGAAACTGCGTACTGTAGGACGCCCCCGGTGCGCAGCACCAAGATGTACGACTGGGACGCACCGCGAAACGTCCGGCACGCAATCACATCTGTCAAAGCCGAAATACGCTGAATCGCGCCTTGGGTGCGCAGACGCACCTCATCTTCGAGGACGAACCCTTTTACGACCGCGTTCTGGCGTTCAGTGAAATCGCCAGGGGAAACGGCTTCAAGGATGCCTCCGGAAAAGTCTGTGATATCAATCTTCACCAGCGCCACCTCCGCCGACCGAGAGAGACGGGCGCGTGGTCTGTGCTCGTCAAATAGGAGCGGCGCATCCGCTCGAGATACTGGGATGCGAAGTTGTTCATCGCCCCAACCTTCGATGCAGGTGCCCCGCGCTCCGCAAGCAACCGGGCGGCGGTGGCGTAGGCGTAAACAGGGTGGAACTCTTCGTCAAAAGGCGGAACGTCGCCGTCGCTGTCAAGAGCCTCGACATTCGCCTGGTACCGGACAGTCAACGTCTCGTTGGCGGCCGGGGTCGGAAACAGCGTCAACGTCAAACCTTCAACCGTGTAGTAGCGGGGCCAGTTCGAAGTTGTATCAGGAAGCACATCCGCATCAAACACGGAGATCGCTTGCAGCTGCCGGGGTTCATAGACGTTCCCGGAGCGGGACACGAGCAGCACATCCTTCGTGTCGGCAGGCAGGGTGTAGGTGGCATCTCCGGCGACGACAGAAACAGAAGTCGAATCGACGGCGAACGGCCATTGAAAGGAACCACAAATCTCGAGGTGAACTTCGTTCAGCACTTCGTTGATCTGAGTGTCAGACAACAGCGCCGTCGAGTTGATGTTCGTGAGGGCGCGAATACGGGTACGGAGTGAAGTTCGGTTCATGGTTGGTTCCTCTTATTTACCGATTGGGGGCCTGGCCTGCCATTAGGCGACCAGACCCCCGAACCCGGTGTATTCAGCAGGATCAGCTGCCGGCGGTGAAGCCGTCGATCATGCCAAGGGCGCGGCGCTGTGAAGTGCCGACGCTCATGATGGTGACCACAGGGAACACTTCGTCGAGCGACGTGTTCACGACACCAGACACAGCCTCGTTCACCTGCTTCGCGCTGGCCGACTTCAGGAAGTTGTCGGTCAGGTACTTGAAGTAGAGGGACGGGGTGTGCAGGAAGTACGCACGGTCAGCCGGGCAGTCGTAGTCCCAACGGACTTCGATGCCGCCGAACGAGACGGACTGCCAGGAGAGCTCGACGTCGGTGCCGCCAATCCCGGAGGTGATGATGGCCTTGGCGTCGATGTATTCCTGGATGGCGTTCCAGATGTCCTCACCGACGTGAACGACGTCCGGACGGACACCCTTCGCGTTCTTGGTGATGGCCTGGACCATCGAGCGGATGGCGACCTTCGGGTCAGAGGACGGAGAGGTCTCCGTCACCGGACGCCAGAAAGAGTTGCCAGCGGAGGTGTAGTCGATGCCACCAACGGTCGTGACTGCGTCGTTGCACAGAGTGTCAAGCGACGAGAACGAACCGGAGGGAAGCGAACCGTTCTCCGTGTGGAGCAAGGTCACGATCTTCACCTTCGTCTGCTCGAGCAGGTCATCGATGTTCACGCGGAGGCGGTCGGCGAGCTGCGTCTTGCCTGCGTTCTCTTCGAGGTCCTGGTAGCGCACGCGAACGAAGCCGACGAGCGGACGAGACCACTGGAACTCAGCAGAGCCAGCGATGTCATCAGTCACCGTCGGGGCGAAAAGGCCCGAGCCGTTCGACGTGAAGTTGGGTTGAGCCACGGAGCCACCGATGACGGGGACCACGAGGCGCGGACCGGTCGCGGACGAAGCGTTCTTCTTCAAAGTGTCGAAGAGCGGGTGGTCCGTGTAGGTCTGATTGATGGGTTTGTTGCTCAGGAAGTTCCTGAGGGCAAGGCTCAAAGCCGTGCCGTAGGCAGTAGTGCCGATTGCAGCCATGATTGTTTTTCTCCTCCCCGGTTTGGGGAACTAAGGGTTTTGGCTTACAGAGCGCCGACTTGACGCTCCAGCTCCTGCAACGCCCAAGCAGCGGCGTCAGCCGTGCTCTTCATTGCTGGGGCAGTAGGGGTGTGTTGAACCTGGCCTTTAGGGGACAGGGCGGCAGATGTCTTGGTGGTTGAAGCCACCTTGGCAACTGCCTTCTTCGCGCGGTTAGATCTCTCGACTTCTTTCCGAGCTTTCGAATCCCGGTAGCTCGCATAAGCGAGATACGGGTTCGTGATACCGACTTCGTCTCCGTGCTTGAACACGGTCTCGATAAGGGCTCGACGTTCCTCAGGCGAGGCCTCGCTGAGGCCTGCGACCTTGACGATCTCGTCGATAGCGGCCCTGTAATCGGCGACTGTGTAGCCGTACTCGTCCGGTATCTCATCAGGGTTGACGTTCGAAGCCTGCTTCTGTGCCTGCAGTGCAAGTCGCTCACTTTCGAGCTGCTCACGCTGACGTTGCATAGCCAGGCGCTCAGAGACTTCGGGCGTGATCTGCAACGCTTCGGCGATAGCTGGGGATAGTTTCCCCATAGCCGCTGCTTGCAAAATCACCGCTTCGACGATCTCATTCACGTCATCCGCGATGGAGACGAAGTGCGAAACCAGTTCTTTTTGGTCCGAGCTCCACAAGCGGTCGAAGGTTTCCCGGAACTCAACCGCTTCTGCGGCTTCCTTCCGGATTGTGGCAGCCTCTTCGAACTTCTTGTTCGCGGCGGCGGCCAACTGGTATCCCTTGACTGCTTGCTCGACTGGGACTTGCATCTCCTCGCCGTTGACCTTTACGGTCACCAACTTTTGGAGAAAACTCTTCTCGTCTTCGCTGTCTTCGGTTGATTCCACCGATTCGTCCTCATCGGACTCTTCGGCAACTTCGGTTGTTTCCTCGTCGGACTCCCCGTCGGAGGGGGTTTCCTCAGAGCCGTCTTCGGAGACCTCAACGGACTCCTCGACTGCCTCAGTCGCTTCAACTTCCTGCGGGGCCTCTTCTGGCTTGCCGGTTTCGGTTTCAGCTGCGGGCTGAACCTCTTTGGTTTCCTCGTCTTGTGGTGTCTCCGGATTTCCGAAGATTTGATCCACGATTGCATCGAGGTCGCCGTAGCGGTTTGACTTTTCCATGTTCAACACTCCCAGAGGCCGTAAACCCTCGATGGCGACTTCTTCGCGTCGAGTGGGGGATGGCTGGTCTGAATGAAAGCAATGGACGCGCTTTCACATTCTTGGGGCGACACCTGACGCAACAGGTCAGTACGCGAAGCCGCCGTCGACGCCGGGGAGGGCCGGGGCACCGGCGTCCATCATCGACGCTTGCGGTGAACCAGGCGCGACCGGGGGAACGGCAGCAGAATCGGCAGCAGGTGCCGGAGGATTGCGGCGCACACCCATCAACTCTGGGTCGACACCCATCTCACGAAGCGCATAGCGGCGCAGGTTGTCGGCGTCATACCCGGACGCTTCCAGGCGGTCCGCGAGGTTCATCATCTCAGCACCACGCGAAGCACGGGTAGCGGGATTGACTGCAGCCATCGAACCGGTTTTGACTCGGATAAAGAAGTCCATCGACATGTTCTCCATCGAAACGGTCTCTTGGAACGTCGTCCCGTCCGGTCCGATGATCTTTACAACCTGCTCTTCGGTGAGGTGCTGACGGCAAAGTTTCCAAAACAGGTTCGCGATACGCGCATAAAACACTTCGTACGCCTCGAGACGGGATTGGGCGCGCAGCGTGGCAACCCCGTCGGCGATCGCAGCAGCGGTACCAGACATACGGGACGGCCCGAGAGACCCGGTTTGAAACTCGGACAAGCCGAGCACTTTCACGATGTCTTGCTGCAGCTGTTCACGTGCGTTGTAAACGTCTGGGGAGAGGGCAGTCACCGGGAATGCTTCGATCACATCGCCGAGGCGGACACCTTCTGCGAGGCCGTGGGCGACAACCACATCCCCAGGGCGGGCAGATTCGAGGGCGATGCGGTCCTCATCGGAGAACACATCCTCTTTCGTGACGAACACGGTGCCTTGGCGCTCGAGGTTGTCCATCTGTTGGCGGACCACAAAGTTCAACTTGTCGAGCAACCCGGCAACGAGCTCCAAGTCGCCGAACCCGCGCAGCTGCTCACCGTCGCGGTAGGCACGCAGGTGAACCAGACACTTGTCTTTGAAGTCGTTCGGGTTCACACCGTCATAAAGCGGCTTCTCGCCACCGTTTGCGAATACGACGATGCGGTGCGCGATGCAGTCGTAGAACGTGTAAATCGTCGTCACCTCAGACAAGGGCGAGGCGTACGTGTTGGCCGTGTCGTAGTTCTGGCGGCGGGCTGGATCGTCGGCGAGTACGTTCTCGGCAGACACCTGCTCAACAGCCTCTTTGTCGTACACCGGGTTGTTCTTCACGTCCTCGACACGGACCACGGAACGAATCGCGTACCAGGGGGTTTCGTTCACATCCGAAATGTGGGCCGGTAGATACACGTCGATAGGGGAGACGTAGCGGGCCGTCGGGCGGTTGTTCGAATACTTCTCGCGTGGCACAGTGTCGAGAAGCTCCTGTGGCGGCACCGGATCATCCCCAGCGGAGAGCGCCATCTGTTCATACTCGGCGACAGCGGCAACGACAGCGTCCTGGTACTCCTGCTCCGAAAGCGGTTCGACATCGAGTTCCCACTGCACATGAACGAACCCGTCGCCCGAGATGGAGGCGTCAAGACCGGCGCGACGTGCAACCGCGATCGTGTCATCTTCTTCGAGGAACCCTCGAACCAGTGCAGCGACCGCATCGGCGGCCTGCTGTGTCTCTGGTGTGATGTAAGACGGCTCAGCAGTGATGTAGGGGAGGCGGGAAGCAGTAGAGGCGACAATGATGTTGATGTACGAGCAAGCCAGGTTCAAAGCCTCAAGGTCGGAGCGGTAATCCTCTCGTTCCCACAAGTAGCGATCCAGTTCGTGGACCGTCAGACTCGTGTTCAGTTTCCCGGTGCGATACAGGTGGCGCATCGAAGCAACAAAGGTTCGCAGTTTCGAGTCCCTCTGCTCGACGGACTGAACGAGGGTGCGGGCCTCCTCGAAAGAGATTGCGTTCTTTTTCTGTGCCATGTGTTAGTTCCTCGGACTCCTGTCTCGGTACCGCCGATTGAGGCGTCTCCAAGCGACCTTCTGTTGACGTTCCGCCCGGCGTGCTCTGTCCATCTCTTTATCCAGATACTCGGTGGGGTTGAACGCGACAACCGGGCCGTCATTAGGGACGGTCTCGGTGATGGGGGCAGAACCTGACACTTTGCGAGGCTTCTGCCGCTCAAGCACAGCGCACCCGATAGCAGTCGAAGACACCAGGTCGTCATGCCCGTTGCCATCGGCACGCATCTCGATACGCCCGTTCTCTTTCTCAATCACGACGTAGTTGACGAGCTCGTCGCGAAGTTCTGGGTAGATGCCTTGCAGTTTCGGCGCCGGGCGAAACCCGCCAGCTCCATCGGGCTCTGAGCCGAGCAGACGCGCCAAGGCGTTGATGGCTTCAGGTTTCGTCGCTTTGTTGATTGGCCAGCCGTAAACCGGGGCGAGACGTTCCGTCGGACGGTCCCTCGACGCGTAGCGGAAAAGGTTCGGATACCGACGTTGACGTAGCCGGGACAACACTTCACCTTCGTTGTTCTCGTTGCGTTCCACAACCACCAAAGCAGCGCGACCATTGCCGCCTTTGAAATAGCGGCCGGCAGCGTCGACGAGGTCTGCAAACTCGGTTGGGTCGATGTCGTTTCGGTGAATGAATGCGACGATCCGGGCGCCATCTTCATCGAGGCACATCACCTGGGCGGCGTGGAAGTCTTTCCCGACACCACCAGACGGGTCGGCAGCAATCACGTAGTTCACCGACTTCGGCAACTCATGCGGTTCGCAAGCCAACCAAATGTGGGCACCTTGGCTATCAAGATCGCTTTTCGCCAAGTCGAGCCGTACGTTCCCGTTCTCCCGAACCAGAAACCCAGCTGTCTCAAACGGGGGGCAGTCCGCCAACTCGGGGACGTTGGCGAACCGGCCGCGGCCCGACTCACGAAACGCCTCCTCGGCGCTACGTGGATAGTCGGCAAAAAACTCGTGATCCCGTCCCGCATATTCGCGGCGTTTCAACTCCCACGCCTCCCACAAATCCTGTCCCTCGTTAGCGAGAAACCGGTTGCACTCCACCGAATAGAACAACCCTTTCCAAGACGTCTTCTTATCCCACGCATCCCAAAACAGTCGCGCGAACTGGTTGCGATTACCGCGGGCCGTAGACAACACAATGAACACCGCCTCCTTCCCGGGGTTTCTCATCGCTGCCAACGTCGTCGGTTCAACAGCTCGATACACCGCACCCGGGTTATCCATCAGCGCGTACTCATCCAAAATCACGCGAGTCGCAGTCTTCGACGCACCCGACCTGGCGGTACCAGCGAAAGCCTGCGCCGACGTGGTGCGACCATCGCGGTGGCGGAACGTAATCCTTTCCTTGGTTCGGTCATCACGTTTCGGTAACCGGGCTCTCATCCACTGCGGCAGATACTGATACCCGAACTCGATCATCCCGAGTGTCGATTGGGCGATGTCTTCACGCCACGACAACACCAACGCCTCGAACCGGTCCTCCGCGAAAAGCAGCGAATGCGCAGTATCAGCCATCGTCAACGTCGTCATGCCGAGCTGACGACATTTCGCGATCACCACGCGCTTATTCGATTGCAGCGAATCAAACGCCTCACCTTGGAAATCCCAAAACTTGAACAACGACCGACCACCAGGCGCACCCTCCACCGGGATGTGCCAATAGTTCTCAATGAAGTAGCGCTTATCTTCTTTGCAGCGGCGCAACTCCGCCTCAGCAGCAAAACCTTCAAGCAGGCGACGGCGACGCGAAGACGTATTCGCCTGCATCACTCACACGGAACGATCCGATCGTCCGCCTCCACCGGTCCGCCATAGAGACGGAAACAATGAACCCCATCAGACCACTCGACAGAACCGTCAGCGGTAACTGTCAACGCCTCGTTGTTCGGCGTTCGGGCCACCACATCGTCGAGAAACGACGATGTGTCGCCCTCCCCGGCAAGCGTCGCATCAATCCTCGCGCCCTCGGCGACGGCCCTCAAGGAAAAACGGGCCGTCGCCTCCGCCGCTGACGGAACGAACGACTTCAGCTGGTCATCCGCCTCACTCAACGCAACAAACGAACCGACCGCAACAAACAGCGACGCGACAACAAACTTCATGACTTCCTCCGAACGTGGGGTTTCACAGGACCGCCACAGTTAGCGCACTCGACCGGGGCTGGTTCCTTGCGAGGAACCCACACCACAGTCCGGCAGTAGCGACACTCAAACGGCTTCTTGTCCACCCTCAACACCGTCCGCGCTGCGAACCGGAATGCAACCGGAACTCTGCTCCTCCCAGTTCAACAGCGTCTCATCCAAATCCTGCAACCTGGCCCGAATATCGAGCAGCAAATCCTGCACTTCCTCCGAACCGACCAGCTGCCGATCCACCGTCCCAGCCAGACCACCGTCGACAATGCTGCACGTGTGAACCACAATCGACCGCAGAAACATGAGCGCAAACCAATCCATGCCCTTACGGGCGGACGCTGCCTACCACTTCACTTTGTCAGCCCAGTACGCGGCCGACAGTTTGCCTTTCGCGATGTTCTTCGCATGCCGCGCCTTGAACGACTCGCGACGCTTCCGATACGACTCCGACTCACCAGCTTTCTTCGGCGAACCAGAAACACCCTGCTGGCCGAACCGAATCGTCTTCACCTCATCACCAACTTTCGCCACCACCACATGCGACTTCGTCGGATGGTTAGGGGTACGTTTCGGTTTATTGAAGCCCGACACCCCAGCCATTTCCAAGAGTGCTCGCTGTCGATTCGATGTCATGGCTATTTGGGCGGAAACTGACCCGAATACTCAGCCAACAGCCGGCGGTACACAGCGACCACATTGTGCGACCACGGAAACGGGCGACCGCCGTGAGGTCCACCGTCAGCAGTGTCCGCCGACGCCCACTTCACCGAACCAGGCGGCCCGACGTAGCGACCCTTCACCCAACGACCCGTCGCATGAAGTTTGCCGTCCACAATGTCGTAGACGAACCGCACCCGGTTCCGTCGCAGAATCTGGCAGCCACGCTTCACCTGCTTCTCAACCCCCGCGTATTTGAAAGTCGGACCACTGTCATACGCCCCGACACCTAAACCGAGGCCTTGCAACCCGAGACCCGTCTTGAACCACTGCGTTTCAGCAAACCCGATCGCGACAATCAACAGCGGGTCCACCTCATAGGAACGAGCAATCGACTGAACAACAGCCCAATCCTCAGCCGGGATACCGCCAGGCGTCTTAGCTTCGGACGACATCCCAACCCCTCGCACGTAGAGACTCGACACACAACTCCTCAAACGAATCAACAAACCGCTCCGCCAACTCAGAATCGTTCATCTCCGGAAACTCGGTTTGAAACTCCGCCATCAACTGGTCCACAAACGGCTTCGACACGTTCGCCGACTTGATGAAATCGAGCGCCGTCTTATCGCCCTGGGCGGCCAACATCAACTGGTTGCGCACCACCTCACCAAACAACTCGACGTTCGAAAGTTCTTTCTGCTCATCATCTCGAGACAAACCCGGAATCGGCTTGTTCGGATTCTGGTCAAACTTCTTCTGCTGCAACTTCGCCAACTCCGCTTTGAAGTCATCTTTCGCACGCTGCTTCGACACCCACCGATCCGACGCCCCATACTTCTGACACCACGCGATCACCGTCGTCGGCTCACCGGCCAACCCTTTCTCCGTCTCTGTCATCGCAGACCAAAGCAGCAGACGCTTCCTCAACACCTCGTACTTCTCTGTATCGATTTGTGGCATAGCAATCCTCCAAAAATGAAACCGTCCAGCCGGAGCCAGTCCGCTCACCGAGCAAGGAGGAACTCGGCACCCTCCGGAACAGATGACGGCCCGAACGGTTTCATACTGTGCGGGCGACACCTGACAATCAAAGACAGTCCAGGCGGCGGCGAGCACGACACTCGGGGTCAACAGCCGCGTGCGGATGGTCTGTGGCTCATAAAAAATCTGTGGCGGTTCGCTAAGACATAGGTCCCCGCCGCGCGAGGGGGACCCCCAGGGGGGTCGCGCGCGCGTACGTGCGGGCGCTCGCGCGCGTGACTGCGCTTAGGTAGTTACGCGTGCGTACTTGTGAGCTCGCGCCGGTGTGGGGGTGGGGGTGGGGTGGCTCTGCCGGGGTTGGGGTGGGGGGGCTCCAGGTACAGGACCCTGGAGCCCCGGGCCCTCACTCGTCCCAGGTCATCTCGTGTCGGCGCTCGGCTTGCTGTTCTTGCCACTGGTAGTAGCACGATTCGCCGAGGGTGCGAACGTTGTACGTGGGGCCGGTGATCGTGGTCCTCACGTACTCTTCGACTTCGATGAAGCCGGCTTCGCTGCGGCATTGCTGGCATGTCTTCTTCATGTTGCTTCTCCTGTCGTGAAGGGTTCGAGCTTCACGACATCGAGCACCGTGCTGGCGTTGTATGTCAGGCGCAAGGGGCTGAGCGAGAAATAGCCGTTCGGTTGACACGCCGGCTGCGGGGCACGTGCTGATCGGTGTCCCCCCCCTGGTGCGGTTGACCCCGGTTGGATGGGTCGCGATCTGGTCGGGGTGTGCGGACCGGCTGCAGCTCGAAAGGTTGCGACGTTGTCAAGGGGTGTGTGGTCCGGGGGTTGGGGGTGTGGTCCGTGGTCCCGTGTATGTAACACGGGGACCACGGGGACCACGCCCCCCTAAAAGCACCCCAAAATCCGAGGACCACGGGCAGGACCACGGGGGGACCACGGGTGGACCACGGTAGGACCACGGGGACCACGGGGGTGGAGGACCACGCCCCCCCCAAGATTGAGCCCCCCGGGGGTGTGGTCCTGAAGGGAGGACCACGGGGAGGACCACACCCGGACCACGGGGGGAGGGCGGCGGAAGCCGGCAGGGGGAGGATGGGCCCGAGGCGGGTCCCATCCTTGATGTCGACCGTCTACCGGTGTTCGCAGCTCTTGATGTCCTCCTGGGCGATTGCGTCGGCGACGTTCTCTGACTTCGAAGAAGCCTCTTGTGTTTTAGCGTGTGGCATACATGGTCTGGTTTGTCGGCAACCCTGCCGATCTAACAAGAAAGCGAAACACATGAAAGAGAAACTGAATTCGAACACGTACGGCGAGTTTGTCGAACGTGAGAATGACAGATACGGGAAATGGCTC